TCCTGCCTCCGCTGATTGACCTGTTCCTTTCCCTGGTTGCAGCTGTACTCCCCTTCGTGACGGCTATCCTGGGTGTCCTGATCCCTGCAGTGCAGAACCTGATCCCTGTCGTGGTGAATGGCTTCAATATCATCGCGGACATCATCAAGGCTGCGATGCAGATTGTCCAGGGTATCATCGAGGTTGTGACTGGTGTTATAACCGGGAACTGGTCGCGGGTGTGGCAGGGTATCGGCAACATTTTGTCAGGCGTATGGAACACCATTGGTGCCATCGTGCGAGGGGCAATCAGTTTCCTGGCTAGCGCGATCAGCGCAGGCTTGAGCAACATCATGGGTATCTGGTCGGGTATCTGGAACATGGTTTCTGGATTCCTGAGCTCTGCATGGTCCGGAATTGTCAACGGGGTTTCCTCGGGTGTTGGCAATGTGATGGGCGTGATTGGGTCGATCCCAGGTAAGATCATGGGTGCACTTGCCGGAGCTGGAAGCTGGCTGCTCGACGTTGGTCGGAATATCATCCAGGGTCTGATCAACGGTATCTCCGGCATGATGGGTGCGATCGGCCGGGCCATTTTGAGCATTGTCCCCGAAGCAATTCGAGGACCGTTCGAAGCAGCTCTTGGTATCCACTCGCCATCGCGAGTATTCATGGGCTACGGTCTCAACATCGGCCAGGGTCTCATCAAAGGTGTCGACAAGATGCACGGCAAGATCCAGGACAGTGTAGAGGGCATGGTCGCTCTGCCTGACATGCCGAATGTTGGCTCTCAGTTCTCTGGAACTGGTGGATTGCCGGCAACCCCGGTTGGCTTCACGGCGAACCAGTTCTACATCACGCCGGCTGACCCTGAAGGCGCTGCAGCTGCAGTAGCACGGCGCTTGAACAACCAAGTAATGTAGAAGACGTGGTAAAATTGGGAAGACTCCCAACCACGTGAAAAGACAAGGAGGTGGAGATGGGTCTGCCCACGCAACCGACATTTCCGGCCGGACTCATCTCCCCTTCGGTCTCGCAGGCCTCAGGGATTCCTACATCCCTGGGAGACCTGCTCTTCAATGCCACTGATAGCTTCGGTGACGACTGGGTCTTGTATGACCTCAAAGGCTGGGACGGTACAGCTGAAGCTGAGGTATCATTTACCAAGCGCCCGCGGAACCATGGCTCAGTAGCCTCATCTGCGACTGACCGGCATCGTGTCCTGGAGTTCTCCGGCATGGTGGAATCCAATGACCTGCCAAGGGCGATTACCAGGCTCAATGCTGCGGCATCCTTGAAGCCGACTGTTCTGGCGGTGAATGAAGGTGGCCTCATCCGGCACATGACTGTACAGCGCCAGGATAAGGTTATCCCGACCAAGATCAACCGGACCCAGGCCGAGTTCAGCTTCCAGATGGTCGCAATCGAACCGCGTAAGTTTGGTGACCTGGTCTCCTCGTCAACGCTGCTTCCCTCAGTCTTTGGTGGACGAACCTACCCAGCGACGTATCCCATCACCTACACAGGTGTGATGAACTCGGGCATTCTCTCCGTCTACAACCAGGGTGACGCAGATGCCCCAGTCTGGTTCAAGGTCCAGGGAAATATCCCTACGGGTGGCTGGTCCATTACCCATGCTGGGAAGGAACGGAACCTGACCTTTGCGACATCTCTTAGCCTCTCGGCTGAAGAGTTTGTTACAATCGACATGGACCGCCGAGAAGTTCTTGCACAAGGCCAGTCAGCTCGATCTGGCTGGGTTATGCAGCGAGGCTGGTTTGACCTTGATCCTGGACTGAATGAGATTGCCTTCTCCGCTGTGAACTACGATCCTACTGCTACCCTTACCCTTTACACCATGAGTGCTTGGAGCTGATATGACTATCACTATTCAGCCGATTGACGCCTCTGCTGGCGCGCCGGCTTACACTGCTCAGCAAGAGCGCCAAGCTCTCGCCTCCCTAATCGGCGCCGGATCCCTTCGTGCCCTGGGCGCGAACTCTGGTTTCCGCGTCGGCACCCCAGCCGCAACTGTCACTGTGACATCAACAACCTGGACAGTTGGTCCTTGCGCAGCGATCATTGATCCTGCCTTCACCTCCACCCAGGCTCCATACCGCTGGGCAACGGATACCGCTCTGACTGGCAGTGTCAACGCCGCAGATGGTACGAACCCGCGTAAAGACATCCTTTACATCCAGGTCAACGATGCATCAGTCGGTGATGGTTCAGGTCTTAGGACTGCTCCCGTCCTGTACCTCGCCGGTAACCCTGCTGCATCGCCTTCGGCGCCGGCTCTTCCTGCTCGGTCATTCCTGGTCGCAACCCTTGATGTCCCCAAGGTAGGTGCTGGTTCCCCGACAGCCACTCTCAACCCGGTCTTCCAGGTTGCCGCTGGTGGAATCCTGCCAGTCGCAACCCAGGCCGCTCGCGATGCGCTGTCGGCCTACGCCGGCATGACGATCTGGCGCACGGACCTTTCCGTGATGCAGACCTACAATGGGTCAGCTTGGCTTGGTGAGGACTTCACTCAGGTCAACACCGGAGACGCTGCCTGGACTTACCGTGGCGGACTGTACCGGGACTCACGATTTGGTGGAGTGCCCAAGGTCTGCTTCACACTCCTGCTTACCCGGGCTGGAGGGACTGTGAACCTCACGACGACCCCCATCCAGGCATTCGCCGGGCTCATCCCCGCTGGCTGGCGACCGATTGGGCACTCTGTGACAGCAAACACTGTCATCCAGACCTCAGCCGGCGCCGACAAGTGGGGTGCGATGGTTCGTGTCAATGCGGCAGGCGACTTGTTTATCCGGACGGACACTGGCTCAGCATCCATCGCGGTAAATGAAATGCTGCCGATCCACCTGGAATGGGTTCAGTGAGTGATGAGGTAGCCATCTCGCTGATCTCAGTTGTTGGGACTATCATCGTTGCACTGCTCGGGAAGATCTCCTTTGATCTAGGTCACGCTAAGCGTGACGCCCGGGCAGTGCATGAGTCCATCAACAATCGAGCTGATGAGCATGGCCGGCCTATTCCTCTGTCTGACCGGTTGGATGATGTCTTCCGAATGGCGGAACGAGCTGAAGCCACAGCCCAGCAGGCATCACGCCATGCGCAAGGTGCTCGCCAGGATGTGAATGACCTCTTCACTGCCGATCGGGAGCAACGGCGTGATATTCTTGCATTACAAGATGGTATCAACGAAACACAGCGCCAGCTTGCTGACCACCTCACGGCTTCTACCCCGATCTGGAATACTGTGAAGAAGCTCAGTGACAATCTGCTCGGCAAGAAGGAAGAGGAAACTGAATGACTGAACTGTACGTAGACCCTGGACATAGGCTGTCGAACGAGGACTTCGCAGCCGTTGTCAAGAGGGCCAAAGAGATCCGAGAGGAAATAGCAGCTTCCGCTGGTGGCGGAGCCTCTGGTCCTGGTGGAATCATCGTCGACTGGACCGCTCGTGGTGTGGCGTCGAAGAAGTACTTCCCAGTAAGTGGCGTTCCTACTCAGCTCCTGGTTCTGCACAGTGCTGAATGCCCGCTAGCTGGTGGATACGCCCAGTCCCTAACGGAGTGGGCTTCCAGTGTCTATCCCGCGGCACCCATCGCATCCTGGCAGAGGTTCATTGATCCACTGGTTCGGCTCCGGTTCATCCCAGATGAACTGGGAGCCTGGCACGCATCTGAGGCTAACCCCCTTTCGATCGGCTGGGAACAAGCTGGGTACGCCCGCTTCAGCCGAGCTGAATGGCTGACGCCGGATGGTAAGGCCCAGCTTGAGCTGCTGGCCTACGATATGGCTGAGGTTGCAGTACGTGATGGAATCCCCGCCCGATGGCTGACAGACTGGGAAGTCCGTCAGGTCCTCGACCAGGGCAACCGCCAGATCAAAGGCTTCTGCCTTCACCGACAGATTGACCCGGAAACCAGGACTGATCCTGGTGACGGCTACCCATACGACCTACTCATGGAACGCATCAAAGCGTACATGGGTGGAGAGACGCTACAGGAGGATACCTTGTCTGCAAATATGCCGATGAAGTCGAAAGATGGAATCAACGTTACTCTCGAGACGGTGCTGAACAGCATCGACAGCAAAGTCGAGAAGGCACTCAACTCAGTCGTGAAGTTCCCGGTCTTTGACGCGAACGTCCGTGCTGAGTTCGATGTCATCCGTGCCGACCGGGCCGCGAAGGATGCACAGATTGCTGCGCTCACCGAAGCCATCAAGGCTCTTGCGTCCCAGCAGACTGGTGCCGAGATCCTGGCGACCATCGAGGCCGGCATGGAAAAGTTCAAGGACAACTACCAGGTCGTACTGCAGCGAGCAGTACCCGCAACAGAGGAGTAACAATGGGTGACCATGAAGCACCAAGCACACCGCAGGAACTCGGCAAGATCGTCCGAGATCCTGCCACACGACGTTGGATCTACGGGATTGCAGCCTCGCTGATCGTCCTGCTCCAGGCTTACAACCTCCTCACCCCTGAGGAAGCAGATGCCTGGGTCAACGTTGCGTCTTCGGTTGTGGCTCTCGCTACCGCCGGCATCTCCATCCCCAACACCCCGAGCAAGACACCCTAGTCACATGGAAGAGAGGCAGTCAACGTGCTGTCATTTGTATCAGTTGATATTCTGACCGGCAAAGTCCTGGCGGACCTGGAAGATCTCACCTTCTCAGGTTCACTGAAGGAAACCTACGGCCGGCCAGAGCAGCTGACTGTCTCTCTTCCTGTGGCTTCGGCCCCTGAGGGATGGGTCACTGCGACCCGTCCTTACAGTGTTGCCCTAGTCTGCCTGGCGGATGATGGAGCTCGTCCACTGTGGGGAGCTATCGTCACTAACCGCAAGACTGGCCTGGGGCCATCCATTGAACTTTCAATGGCGACTATCCCAGAGTACTTTGACCGGCAGTTCCTGGGGAATGAGACTTTCACTGCTCGTCCACAGAATCTGCTTGTCAAGGACCTGGTAGAGAAGTACGCCAAAAATCCTCGTGCGGCTGGCATGTTCGGGATCCCCCTCCGGGTCCAGGTTGAAGGCGGCAATGGTGTCGCACGAGACAAGACCTACGCCGATAAAGAAGACAAGACACTGCTGTCAGCTCTCCAGGATCTTTCCGGCCTGGAAGGCGGACCTGAGTGGGTCGTCGAGTGGGAGAATAACAACCAGGTCATCACCCCAGTTCTCCGTGTGTCGGATCGTATTGGCGCGAGTGCTCCAGTTGGCCTGCTTCCTAGTGTCCAGTTCTCCGCACCTGGATGTGTCAGTGACGCGGTCTACGAAGAGTCCTACAAGTCGGGCGATGGCGCAAATGACATCATGGCCACCTCCTCAGGATCCTCCGATGCTAGGCCGCAGTCATCCCACCAGCGGACACTGAATGATGGACGGCCTACGGTGGAATTTCGCTGGAGCCCTTCCAGCTCCATTACGCAAATTCCAACCCTGGACTCCCATGCCCGACGAGTCCAGGCTGCGTTTGCTGATGGTATGGCGATGCTGAGTCTG